GCTTCTTCAGCCAACAGATTGGATGGTTTTGCGTCAACTTTCACGTGGCGTAGGTATGTCTCATATTTACGAAGACTATCGGACAGCCGTTATTGAAGAATGTGCGCGTCTTGAAACAGCTATTTTGGCTGCTACAGACGTAGAAAGTCTTATTACAACGGTAAGTACACAAAATTGGCCTCAAAACCCTTGACAAAGTATTAAAAATAGTGTATATTCCGCACTAATTACTTACAGGACAAGCAATGGCCCCTGAACTTCAAAAATTTTATGACGAAGCTTTCACAATGATGTCTACCCAAGGGTGGGCTGATTTGATGGAAGACGTTAAAAAGATAGCAGACAGTTATGACAAGCTATCCTCTGTCACGGAAACGCACTCTTTGGACTTTCGTCGCGGACAGTTGGATATTCTTAACTGGCTACTAGGTCTTCGGACCGCTTATGAGGAAACTTACGACAGTTTGGAACAGGAGTCTCTATGAGGCGAATGTACGAATTTGTTTGTGAAGATTCTCATATTTCAGAAGCATTAGTGTCTTCAGACGTACGGGAGATTGCCTGTCGTGCGTGTGGTAAAAAAGCAACACGAATTGTTTCTGCACCTGCAACTAAGCTGGAACCCTTTACAGGCTCATTTCCAACAGCTTATTCGCAGTGGAACCGCAAGAGAGCCGAGAAATTGGCAATTGAGCAAAAAAGCAATGCTTAAACTTTTATATAAGTCGCATTATTTAATTAACTCCTAGAACCGAAATTACGGCAGGAAAGGAAAGTAGTATGGGTACGTTTGTAGACGATAATGAAGATACTGGTGGCGATGAACTCAGCAGCGTTGAGCAACTCATCCAAGCAGAGCCTACTGTACAAGAAGTGGCTGAAGTCGATGTTCCTAGTAAATACAAGGGAAAAAGCATTGAAGATGTCATTAAGATGCACCAAGAGGCTGAAAAGCTAATTGGCAAACAGGCACAAGAAGTTGGCGAAGTGCGTAAGCTGGCTGACGACTTGATTAAACAAACATTGTCGAAACCGAGTGCTCCTACTGAAGTTGAGCCTGAAATTGACTTTTTTGAAGACCCAAAGAAGGCAGTAAGTAAGACGCTGGAGACACATCCTGACATCTTGGCAGCCCGTCAAGCGGCACAAGAGATGAAAAAGATGCAAATTCAGCACCGTTTGAACTCGGAACATCCTGATTTTCAGCAGATTGTTCAAGATGCAGGTTTTGCGGAGTGGGTAAAACAGAGTCCCGTCCGACTGCAATTGTATGCAAAAGCTGACAGTGAGTATGATTTTGACAGTGCAAATGAATTGCTTACCACCTACAAAGCATTGAAAAACATTCAGAAACAACAACAGGTCGATCAGGCCAAGAAAGTTACTGAATCTGCTTTGAAATCTGCTGCTGTCGATACTGGCGGCACAGGGGAAACTTCTAAGCGAGTCTATCGACGGGCCGATTTGATCCGTCTTCGCATGACAGACCCTGATCGCTATAACGCCCTTGAGAACGAAATCATGGCGGCATATGCGGAAGGGCGAGTTAAGTAATTTTTATTCTTTAACACATTTAGGAGCATTAAATGGCTACTTATTTCGACGGTAGTAATGCCGTACAAACGTCCAACGTAACTGGCAAGTTTATTCCTGCGGTATGGTCGGACGAAATCGTTGCTGCGTATAAGAAGAACCTCGTTTTGGCTAATTTGGTCAAGCGCATGAACTTCAAGGGTAAGAAGGGTGACACCGTGTACATCCCCTCGCCCAACCGTGGCACTGCATCTGCTAAGGCTGGTGCAACTACTGTTACCATCCAGGCTGTGTCGCCCAACAGCAACATTGCTGTGTCGATCAACAAGCACTATGAGTACAGCCACTTGATCGAAGACATCGTGGAAACTCAAGCCCTGACTTCGCTGCGCCAGTTCTACACTGACGACGCTGGTTATGCTTTGGCTAAACAAGTTGACACTGACCTCATCAAGCTGGGTCGTACATTCAACGGCGGTGCAGGTGCTCGTTATGCTGGCGCTTACATCGGTGGTGACGGCACTACTGCTTACGACTACACTACTGACAACCAATCTGCTCTGACTGATGCTGCTATTCGTCGCACCATTCAGCGTTTGGATGACCAGGACGTGCCTATGGACGGTCGTTTCTTCCTGATTCCTCCTTCCAGCCGTAACACGCTGATGGGCTTGGCTCGTTACACCGAGCAGGCTTTTGTGGGTGAGGCAGGCAACGCTAACACCATCCGTAACGGCGAAATTGGCAACCTGTATGGCGTGCCTGTGTTCACAACTACGAACGCTGACACTCCTAACGACGCAAACGACGGTTCGGGCACTGCTCAACCTGCTCGTGTGTGCTTGATGGGCCACAAAGATTCTATGATCTTGGTGGAACAGCAAGGTATCCGCAGCCAAGTGCAATATAAGCAAGAATGGCTGGCTAACCTGTTCACTTCTGACACCATCTACGGTGTGAGCGAACTGCGTGACTACGGCTGCGTGGCTTTGGTTGTTCCCTCCTAATTAACGTAGGGGTCGGCTCAAAAGGCTGACCCCATCTATTCATTTATTGGAGGAAATTATGGCTGCTGCTTCTTCTGTTGTTGTCGAACAAGGCAACAAACAATTTCAGGGCATGTTCTCTGAGATGTGGAAAGTGACCTGCACATTGGACGCTGGCTCTTTGGCTGACGGCGCTGGTGAGAGCGACACAATCGCTGTCCCTGGTGTTGCTCTTGGCGACATGGTGTTGGGCTTCTCTACAGGCGTTGATCGTGCTGGTGTTACTGTCACTGGTTATGTGAACGCTGCTAATTCTGTCACCTTGCGTGTTCAGAACGAATCGGGCGGTACAGTTGACTTGGCTTCTACTACTGTCAAGTTGGTTGTTGCTCGCGTAGCATAATAATAC